ACCCGCCAGTGGTCGGCAGACCGTGGGTAAGCATGTAAAACAGCACGCCGAAATACCCGACAGTAATGCCGGCAGCCAAAATCTTGGGGGTCCAATCCCTGGTCTTGATCTCCCGGTTGCGAGCGCTATCGCGATCCGCGCCGGCAATCCGCTCCAGATCAATGTCCAACTCGCGCATCTGCAACGCGAAGTCATTCTCCGCCTTCTTCAACGCCAGCAACTGCTCCGGCGTGGCTTTGGCGGCAGCCTGAAACAACTCCTCCTCAGAACCGTCTGGCTTGCCCAGCAGCGCCTCTGAGATCGCCTTGGTAGCCATGCCAGCCAGCGGGCCGCCCACCGCGCTGGCGATGCTCGGCGCCACCGTGCGGACCAAATTGAGAAGCTGCTCCATTTTACCTCTCCAGCATGAAAGTCAGATTTTGGTGGCGCGGATAGGTCACCGTCCGCTCACCCTCTGGGCATTTATATTTGATGGTCGCCAACAGCGTTGCCCGGCCAGGATTGATAGTCTCCTTGTCGGCAATCGTCAGAAGATAAGTAAACGTGTCCACCTCCGGACCCGCCGGGCCGGTAAACCGGGACATGCTCGGCGTGGCCTGATGGATAACCCCACCACCGTCCCTGACCGTCACCTCAAAGCCCTCAACCGAACAATCGTCGCGCTTCTTGACCCTAGCCACCGTTACCGTAACAGGCTGGCCAATCTTGGCCGGTTCAATCCTGAAATGCTCCGGCGCCCAGGCAATGATCTCATTCTTGAACCAGCCAAACTTCTCGCCGGCAGTGTAGCCGCCAACAGCCAGCGCAAAGCTGGCCGTGGCAAACTGAACGATGGGCGTGAGCTTGGGCAGTTCCATATCATTTAGCCAAAGCAATCTGAGAACAACTCTTAGGTAAAACCTCAGTATTAGAAATTATTGCGGTAGAGGTTTTACGATCAATGGTCAGATACCCGTAACAAACAATGTTATAGTCCTGACCATTTTCATCCTTTTCGCTTTTTACTGGCGCTGTAATATCCAAGTGCTTGAACAAGTATTCTTTCCCGTTTTCAAAAACACGCCAGACATGATCGCCAGTTCCTCGGCCTGGATTGCCTCGCGTTTTGTTGAAACGGATTTGATACTTATTCATACAATTTCAGCCGCCGGCATAGGACACGCAGCAACCGGAGCCATTTGCACATTCAAATTGAAATGCACAAATTTAATCGGTTTATCTGATGCATGCCGCGTGAATGAATGCGCCAACCAAGCATTTGAAAAGATCATCATGCCCGGCTTTGGCTCAAAATTAATCATCTTGCTGGCAACTGTAGCCTGATTAGGATCAGTCTCAGGCAGATCAATCTGCACTTTACCAGCGCGAGGATCATGAAAAATTACGCGAGGCGAGTTTTCCGGCACTTCAAGAAAGTAGAAACCAACAATCTGTGCGCCGTACCCGTGCGTGTGTTGCTCCATAGACGAATGCTTGTGATGCTCTTGCGTCCACATTTCTGTGAAAGACACCACCTTATCGTGCATGGCGTAGCCCTGCTCGTTAAGGATATTCCAAGCAGTTGATCCCACAAATTCGGTGAATGTCGCCACACGAGGATCAGCAAAAAAGTTTTCGCTCATCATCACGGGGTAAATATCATCAAGCTTTCGTTCTTTGTGCAACTTCTGGAGAGATTCATCTGAAACCTCAGTTACAGAAGGCAGAAAGTCCGGCCGCTCAATGATATAAATTGGGCAGGGGAAATGAAAGGCGACCTGTAACTGAGTGTTGTAAACAATCTCAGCAACCTGTTCTGCCGCCTTGCAGGCTTTTTTCTTTTTCACGCGGCCACCTCAACCCAAGCCCAAGAAGTAAAATTAAATTTATACTGCTTACCGTCTTGAGGATATTCCGGCGCAACCTTCCAATTGTTCTCCGCTCCGCACCACAAAACAATAACGCCTTCAATTAACTCTGGGCGCGGAATAGGCGGCTCATATTGGCAAGTGGCTTCATCGAAAAACCATAAGGCCCAATTTTCCGCCTGATCACGCGCTGCCCAAGCATCCTTAACAGCCTGCTGCTTGGCTGTTTTTTCTTCAGCAGTCATTTCACGAATAGCCCAAACATCAGTCCAAATGTCATCAACCTTTTCATAGGTTGGCATGTCACTATCAAGAACCTGATATACGTCAGGAGTTGGACGCTCCACGCGAATAAACGGCTCCCAATGCGCTGGGATTTCACCAAAAGCCTGCATGAGGTTATCCTCAAATGCAGGATGGTTTTTGGTTTGGCCGTTTTCGACCTCAATGTACAAATTCATAACAAACTCCCTTGATTATGGATTTCCTGCATTTGTAGATGGGAATGAGCGAGTGGTCCCAGGCCAAATAATACGAACAGCACCTACGCCACCAGCGCCGCCAGGATATTGAGTGCCATAAGAATCACCGCCAGAACCATTAGCTGTTCCAGACCCTCCGCCACCATAGGTTCCTCCAACACCCGCAACTCGCCCCCCAGGAAAAGTGCCAGAAGTACCACTTGACCCACCACCACCACCAGCATTTGCTATGCAGCCGTTTGAACCTTGACCTAAAATCCCAACACCGCCGCCTGCGCCTGGAGTGGTTGTAGAATGCGCTCCCCCGCCACCTCCGCCACCAGACCCTGCAGTTCTAGTGACACCGCACCTGCCTTGCCCTCTTCCCCCATTTCCCGAATATCCTCCAGCGCCTCCACCGCCACCACCGGGCGCCGAACCACCTTCAGCGCCGCCAGTCCCACCATTGCCGCCACCATCTCCTGTATATGTTCCGCCGGAAATTGGAGAATAGGTTTCACTATTTGGGCTTGGAGAAGAACCTCCTCCACCTCTAACAACGGATGTTGATGAAAAATAAGATGTTCCTCCAGTAACACTTGTTGTTCCGGCAGCGCCAACTACAACAGTAATAGAATTACCCGGAGTAACAGTTATATTATTTTTATACCCTAACCCACCGCCTCCACCACCAGCGCCTCCAATATAACTTCCAGCGCAACCATTATAGAAACCACTTTGCCCACCACCACCGCCGCCAACCGCGACAACAGATACAGACGTTACACCAGTAGGCACAACCCAAGAATACGTTCCTGCTGTTGTATAAGATTGTGATCCTGATGGAACAACTGCCGTGATGCTATTAGAAGCTGCGCTTCCTGGTCCCGTTCCGCCAGGAGTTATTCCATAAACTTTGAACGTATAGGATGTTCCGCCAGTCAACCCGCTGACAACAATTGGCGATGAAGCGCCAGTATTTGAAATGCAACCTGGAGTAGAAACAACGCTATAGGTCAAAGAACCAGCGCCAACACAGGTCGGCGCAGTAAACGTTACAGATGCACAGGTAGATGCCCCAGCAGTCGCAGTGCCAATCGTCGGCGCGCTAGGAATGCGCGGCCAAATGCCTTGCTTAGCATAGCCTGTTGCTTGCGATAACGTCCAAATCCCCTTCGCGGAAGATGTCGTTGGAGCCGCAGGTGTTTTGGTGACAATGCCGCCAGGAAATTGGTTAATACTCATTTATGGATTTCCTGCATTTGTAGATGGGAATGAGCGAGTTGTGCCGGGCCAAATAATACGAACACCGCCATGCGCGCCGCTCTGACCCGAAGGACAAATAGCCCCGCCTTTACCGCCGCCACCGCCACCATATAAACCACCGCGCCCACCCGTAGAAGTCTGCGCTCCAGCGTTCCCAGAATTACCGCCAGAACCACCGCCGCCACCAGAATTATTATTAGCGGCAGCAGCCCCGTTACTTCCTTGCCCACAAAGGCGAACGCCACCACCGCCAGAGCCAACATAACTGCCATTAGATTCGGTTGCACCACCGCCCCCGCCACCCCCGGCACCCGCTGATGCAGTCCCACTTCCTTGCGCTCCAGCACCCCCAGAGCCTGCATATCCGCCAGCCCCGCCACCGCCGCCTATTTGATTTCCAACATTTGCTCTCCCCCCTAAACCACCATTACCGCCGCCAGTACCTGTGTAAGTTCCAGCAGAACCAGAACTTCCTCCATTTCCTGCGCCACCACCGCCACCGCCACCAAGAACAGTTGATGTATTAACAAAGAAAGAATTTCCACCTGCTGTTCCAGCGCCACCACTGTTAGAACCTTGATTGCCGCCGGTCCCTACTTGAACAGTATAAGAACCGCCGGGAGTAACGGAGTAATTATTGTAGTACCCTAAACCACCACCACCGCCGCCAGCGCCGCCACCACCGCCGCCGCCACCACCAGCGCCAACAACAACAACAGAAATGCTAGTAACATTGGACGGGGCAATCCAAGTGTATGTCCCCGGCGATGTATAAGACTGCGAGCCAGCAGATACCGCTGTAATGCTATTAGAAGCCGCGCTGCATGGCCCATATCCAACTGTGTTTGTTGCGGCAACTTTGAACGTGTAAGAAGTTGCGGCCGTCAAACCAGACACAACAATCGGAGATGAAGCGCCTGTATTAGTAAAGCACCCAGGCGTTGAAGTGACGCGATAGGTCGTTAAAGGAGGATAGCCCGTGCAAGAAGGCGCGGTAAACGTCACAGAGGCACACAAGCTATTTCCCGCCGTCGCGGCGCCGATTGTCGGCGCGCCGGGCGTTGCCGGCCATGTGCTAGCGCCACGCGCCTGCATTTGCTGTGATCTTGTCCAAATTCCTGAGAAATTCGGCATTACAAATTCCCCGTGCAAGTAGATGGAAATGAACGTGTTGTGCCGGGCCAGATGATACGAACGGCGCCCATCGCTCCCGCTCGCCCATTATATGCAGGAGAACCGCAAATGCCGCTCATTCTAGCGCCACCACCGCCACCGCCATATGTTCCGCCGGTTGTACAACCATTTGCTCCGCCACTACCACCTTTGCCGCCAACGTTCACTGCCGCAGCACCGCCGCTTGCGCCTTGCCCAAGAATGCCAACACCGCCGCCCCCAAGACCGTACGCAGTATTAGGGCAAGCACCGCCTGCGCCACTGCCGCCACCCCCGCTTGGGGCTGCTGAAGAACCGCTGCCAGCAAAAGCACCAGCACCACCGTTACCAGAATATCCTGCCGCACCACCGCCACCACCACCGCCTGCGCCGCCGCCAGAACCACTACCAGCGCCCCCGTTTCCACCACCATCACCTGTACCACCACTACCGCCAGAACCACCATTATTTGCGCTACCGCCCTGACCGCCTTTGGCAACTACCGTTGTAGTAGCGAAGGTGCTACATCCACCGTTTTGGCGAGCACCGTTAGGAGTCTGCCCAGATGCTCCCGCACCAACAACAACTGTGTAACTATTCCCAGGGACTACTGTTATATTGTTTTTATACCGAAGTTCACCACCACCTCCGGAGCCGCCGCCGCCGTCAGTGAATGTCATGCTGCTACCTCCGCCACCACCACCGCCAACCGCGACAACAGACACAGATGTTACACCAGCAGGCGCAACCCATGAATATGTCCCCGCAGTAGTATAAGCTTGCTGGCTTGGTGCAAGCGGAGCGCCAGTAGCTCCCGCGCTAGGGTAACTTGGACCATAAGCATTCGTGGCAAAAACTTTAAATGTATAGGATTGACCTGTGGTCAAACCAGTAACAGTGATAGGAGATGATGCACCAGTCGCAGTTTTAACCCCACAACAAGCAAATGCAGTGTAAGACGTAATAGCGCCGCCACCGACGCAGCTTGGCGCAGTAAAGGCAACAGAAACAGAAGTCGCACTCGCAGAAGTAGCCGTCCCAATCGTCGGCGCGTTAGCAACCTTCAAAGCATTATAACCAGGAAGGTTAATGCCGGCTTGATGACGCAACGACATTAGAGAAAACTCCTATTACGAGATGTCTTCGTAGCTGATGCTAAAGGTCAGCGCGTTTGCCGTGCCAGACGTAATCGTAATTGAAGTGCCTTCCTGCAAATAAATCGCAGTAGTTTTGTCCACTGCAATCAATGATGCATTTGCTGGCACAGAGATAGCCGAGACAATCGGGAACGCAGTGCCACCAGCTGGAGCGGACCCTTGGGCCACAGCGCCATTTGTATAAACATTCACCGTGGCATTTGCGGCAGACCCTGTTGAATTGGCAACCACAATCTGATTGATTTTGAACACCTTGTTTGATGATGCTGCATTAGGCAACAACACAAGCGCGGTTGTTACTGATGGCGTCAAGTAAGTCGTGTTGCCGGTAATCGTTGTAACGGCAACAATATTTGGATTTGCCACGGGATTTTCTCCTTAAAAACCGAAAATCATCGCCATGGCGATAGATTTCCCTGTTGTGATGCCAGCGGCGCCAAAAGAAAGATTACCGGCGCCATCAGTAACAACCGCTTGGCCGTTTGTTCCGTCAGCAGTCGGATACTTCAATCCGGCCGGGTTATTTATCAACCGCTTGACCGCGCCAGATGCGTTCTCTGCATAAAGCGCCATGTCAGTGTCAGCGATGTTAATCGCCAACTCGCCAGGGCTGAGATTAGCAGCGGACGGGACCGCAGCGCCCGTTGTCGTGCGGTAAAGCTGGATCGGGGTATAACCGGTCTG